AGGATGCTACGATGAAGCACAACGAACTTTTTCTCGGTATCTCTACCCCAAGCATTCAGCGTGTCAAAGAACACCTCACGCGACACTTTAGCGCCATTGATGACAGCACCAGTCTTGGCAGTGATATACAAATAAGAGTATCCACGTTGTGACAACTGAGCAGCAAAGTCAGTCTGAAAAATGGTAGTCAGTTGCTTCGTAGTCTTGGAGCAGACCAACACTTTCTTGGTGCCAACTTCGTCAATGGTTGACAGAATGTTGTTAGATTCTAGGTGTGGAGTGATAGACTGACGGTCAACCTTATCCATCTCAATCACCTTGATTTTAGGTGGCAAAATATATCCACCCTTAACCAGTTCAGGTGCAGAAACCCGACAAATGATGTTACCATAAACCTGGACATCATTCATTCCGGGTTTGTTGATAGTGATAGAAGTCTTGCGCGTTGCAGTGAAATAGTAGCAACGATCTGCCTTGTTTGAGAAATACTCTGTAGCAGGGAAGAAGTCACGTCGGACAGAATTGTGTGCCTCATCAAAATAGATAGTGTCCACATTGATGCCAGACTCCATCACACGACGCAAAGAATTGTAGGTCGTGAAGATAAGAACGTGCTCGCGAACTGTCTGACACATATCAACAAACAATTTGATGCGTTCAGGTTTAGTGGTGCTGAAATGTCTTGTCTCACCACTATGAACGTGCAACACATTTGCATTAGTAATGTGCTCAAGATACTCTGCACTGAGTTGTTCTGCCAACAGAATACGTGGAGCAACTACAACAATCGTGCGGGGAACTTTGATACTGAAACGCTTTTGTGCGTCCATAATACCAACCAAAGTTTTACCACCACCAGTGGGAAAAATGCACTGACCGATAGCATTAGTATGAAGCGCATCTAGGGCGCGTTGCTGATGCGGTCGGAGAGTGATTGACATAATGTGGGTGGTTGTAATACTAGGACACTTTAGAGGCTTCAGTTACAGTATCTCACCTCTCATCTGTGCAAGTTTAGCAACACTATAGCACTCCAAGATAGTATATGCAACCTCACCAGATACCATATTCTCATCACAGAAAAACTCTACAGAATCCTGGATAAGTTCGATGAGTTGTTGATGCTTTTCAGTAGTGATGTTCATGAGTTGTTAGTAGCGAAGTTTGCATGTGAGAATACCTCACGGTTGACGAGTTTGAACATGCCAAACTCATTGGTGCGGACATAACCCTCACCAGCACATTGACGGTTGCCTAGGTATGTCCTAGGACCATTATTGCGGCAGAGTTTGAGCATATCCTCCTTGATAGATTTGACAAGGAACCAGTAACTAATGAGGCGGGAGTTGTTGAACTCATCAGGGTCAATCTCACGACCCTCACGAATACATTTGTTCAGTGCAATCTTGAGTGATGCGGCATCAGATTCGGAAGCAAAGTCTACCAACTGAGACATCATGCGGGCAAACGCAATAACCTGAATGTAATCTTTGTCAACTGACCAACAATCAGGTTGCACAAACTTAACGTTCTCAGTATCATCAAACACCTCCATATCAACCATATCGTTGATAGTGTAGGCATCCTTCATCTCATCATCAGTAGCATACAAAGTGTGTGGTGCTACGATGATAGTTTGGTCAATGAGTTCTGGGAACACATAGGTCACAGTATTAGGAGTGACAGTATCCTCACCCTGACCCCAACCTAGGAAGTCACCCTGAACAATACCCTCGTATTGTGGCAGATAAGTGAAACAATCGTGAAGGATTGTTGCAACCTCACCATCATAGAGGTCGTCAATCTCTTGGTGAGAGTGTGCAATCTTAATCTTTTTCTTGTTGAATACTGATTTAGTGCCAACAAACTTGGTATCAGTAGCAGGATCGGTGCCCCATACAATTGCAGGTTTGCCATCCATTTTGACTGACATAGTTGATTCAGTCATGAACCAATCAAGCACAGAAAGGTCTCCCGTAAGAATAGAATCTTCGGGATGTTCGAGGTGAGTGTTCTTCATACTACTAGGACACTTTAGAAGCTTCAGTTTCTGTTTCTTCCAAAGAATGTACGCTGTTAGTTGATGTTTCAATAAAAAGATTAACTAATTCTTTTTCTTTATCAGTTAATTTCACTTGAGAAATGCCAACTGGCAAATAGCGAAACAATTTAGAATCATTGTGGTTATAATCTTTCATAATGGTGAGCATCATTTGAGCAATTGGTGATCTAAGATCTTCAATATACTCATCCATGTTCTCATCATCAAAAACAATCACCGTATGTTTAGGTGAAGAACCGAATTTTCCATGTTCATCTTTAATAAAGTATTTGATATGATTTTTAATCTCAAATGAGTTAAACATTACCTCATTGATTAATAACTTCTTCAAATGAAATCTTTCATACACTCCCACATTATTTTTCTTTTTGTTTACACTAGCTTTGATTTTATCTGGGTACATTGTTGAATGAATTACAGGACAATTCTTCTTCATTCCATCAATATATTGATACTGATACTTGTTTGGATCTTTACTAGATCCTTTTGCATAACTATCAACACCATTCCACCCTTTGTATGCTATTAGAGTATTCTTATTCTCCATAACTTTGTTGTATATACTTTTACTTACCTCACCAATGAACAAAGGAATTTCATTATATTCATTATAAAATGTTGTCGTCTCATATTCCACACCATTCCACAATCTCTTCAGTTTAATATCAGTATTTTGTGGTTTATTTGTGGCAATAAAGATACAAGTGCGAATCATAATCCCTTCAAACACATTTTTAGGGAGAAGTTCCATACTATCAATGTTTAGATTATTTTTTATAAATTCTCTAAACTGTTGAGTATTTTCATTGTGAGTGAAAGAACAAGGCATAACATATCTCACCTCACCATGAGGTTTTAAAATATATTGTGCTAATACAACAAAACAACAATAAGCAAGTTTTGTTGTATAACCTGATGGTTCCCAAAATATAGAAGTTACGTCACTTTTCTTTAGAATATTACGATTGTATGGAGGATTACCAATCACATAATCAAATAGTCCCACCCATTCTTTCAATGGATTAAACAATCCTTCAAAGTTTAGAGCAGATGCACATATAAAATTATGCTCATATCCATTTGGATTAATTAACTTAACAGCAGCAACAAACCAAGTCTCTTGTATTTCTATGCCGTAAAGCATATTTGTAATGATATGCTCTTCACTATGATACTTTAGTAATCTATTCTTTAATTCAAGTAGAATTCTACCATCACCAAATGATGGTTCGCAGAATTTTAATTCGGGGTTAGAATAATTAACACCAACAAGCAGTTTATCTACAACATGCTGAGGGGTGAATACCTCACCAAATTTTTGAACTGTGTTGATCTCACTCATAAAACCATCTTTTAGTTAGATTATACCAAGAAAAGGCAGGAAAATCAATCCCTTGTTTTAAGTCTTTCTAAAGTTTCGACAGCACCTTGCATACAAGAACGTGAATAACCCGTAGCATAAGGATAACTGTTCTCATATCCATCAGAACCGCTGTCTACACCTTGGCAGACTCCGATACTTTCTTTTAGACTACCAATTAAAATGTCAAGAGTATATTCGTCAATTTCAAAAGTTTTCATAATCTGGTTGAGTGTCTTACATTACTAGGACACTTTAGAGGCTTCAGTTACTACTTGTTAGTTGCCCAAGTTCTATTAAAGTTCTTCAGTTTTACGTCCTTTGGGTTCTTACCTTGCTTCTCACCTTCAGAATCTCTAACTCTTCTCTCAAGTTCTCTTTCACCTGTACGCATTAACTTTTGTCTTTCACTTCTAGTATATGATTTTTGAGGTTTACCTGCCTTTGGATCATATTTTGGACTTACAGACGTAGTTGTCTTCTTGGTCAACAATTTACTTGCTTGCTTCTCAGCATCCTTAGAAGATGTGGTAGTTTTCTTTACTTCACCACCAGATTTACGGGCAGCAATACGTGCCTGTGCCTT